CGAGGGCGAAAAGCCTCGCTTTGCGAAATGTTCTTTTGAAGATCTCCAGCCGTGGACAGACGGCGCCGGGCGTGTTTGGCGTCCGATACAAATACCATGCGGCCAGTGTGTAGGCTGTCGAATAGCCTACTCTAAGACGTGGGCAAATAGATGCGTTTGTGAATCGCTTAGCTATCCGGATGAATTGAATTGGTTTGTTACACTGACGTATGATAATGATCATGTTCCTGTCGGTTCAAAAGGCGCGCTGACGCTTCGTCCTGCTGATCTTTCATCCTGGATTAAGCGCCTTCGGCGTAAATTGGAGTATCTCGGCATACAGTCCGACGGCGTCCGTTTTTTCGGGTGTGGCGAGTACGGCGGGCAGACTCTCCGCCCGCATTTCCATGTTCTTTTGTTCAACGCGCCTTTGACCACAACGGGAGTTGTGGCGCGGAATAATCGCGGCGATTGCTTCTATAACTGCCCTGAAATCAATGAGACATGGCACGACGGCTTTGTTGCTGTTGGTCGGTTTAACTGGCTTACAGCGGCTTATACAGCCCGCTACGTGCTTAAAAAACAGAAGGGCATTGGCAAAGTCGTGTATGAAGAATTAGGTATCGAGCCGGAATTTACACGGATGTCACGGCGTCCCGGTATTGGTCTTGACTGGTTCCTCAATCATTATGAGGATGTTTATGAGCATGACAATATTGTCTTGCCGGCTGTTGACGGCAAGAAGAAGGTAGTTAAACCGCCGCATTATTTCGATTCAAAATATGAGCTTTTGGAGCCGGAGCGCTTCCGCCAGATTAAGGACAAGCGAGAAGAGCTTGCGAAAATCTCCAAGCAAGCGCGGCTTTCCCGGAATCATATGACAGAAGAAGAGTATTTGACCTTCCAGGAAGAAAAGACGCAGGAATCTATTAAGAAGTTGCCCCGTAATTTCGTATAATTTACAGATTTTTAATAAATGGGAGTTGTAAACCTTTTTCTTTTGGTTTATAATTATTAATGGCTTAATGCTCAGAAAGGAAAGGTGTTTTACTTGAAACGAAAGAAAACAATCCGTAGGATTGACCGCCGTGTGTTCCGTTTGACGGCTGATCGGACACGTGCCATTAACGTAAAGCCGCCTATCGTGAGAGGAGGTTTTCGGTTTTGAATAATTCTAAACTTTCGTTGTATTCTGTTTGGGATGATCAGTTTAAACTGTATTCTGATCCTTTCCTTGCGGCGGATGATAATGCCGCCGAGCGCACTCTTGTTCAGACTGCCATTCTTTCGGAGGGATTCCGGAAGCGTCTGTGTTTTCATTCTTTGCATTGCATCGGCTCTTTTGACCCGTCTTTGAAATGTCCCGCTAGTGTCCTTAAGCGTCCTCGGCTCGTTTCCGGTTCCGATCGTCTTATGGATTTGTTAGGCGCCATTGAAAGAGCGCAGAAAGCGCATCTTGCTACTGTTTCCGGTTCTGATTCTGTCGAAAAGGAGGATTCTGATATTGAGTAAGTTCTATAGCCTTTCCGAACCTCGCCCGGTTGAGGTTAACCCTGCCGGCGATTCGGTTGTACAGGAATACGAGCTTGAATATAGCCCTCAGGGCGTTCCTCATCTCGTTCCCACCGGCACATATGACCTCTATGATGTTATCCAGTCTTTCCGGGATGAGTGCGATCTTGGGAAGATTTTTCAGCGTTATGCTAATGGCGACGTTATGGCGCTGAACAAGCGGCAAGGTGTTTTTGCCGATATATCTGAGATGCCGCAGGACATTTTCGCCGCGGCTAATCTTCTTGATCGAGTGGAGGCTATATATAATGGACTTTCTGAAGATGTCCGAGCGCGTATTGGTTCTTTTGCGGATTTCCTGGCGGATCCTCTCTCTGTTCTCTCTGATCATCCCGCATCTGATGCGGGATCTACGGAAACTGTGCCGGCTGATCCGGCAGGAAGTGAAGGAGGTGAGAAGTGATGAAACTGTCAACCTTTAAGCCTGACGTTCGTATCTCTCGGTCAAAGTTTGACCGGAGTTCTGACGTAAAAACCACTTTCAACGCCGGGCGCCTGATTCCCTTTTTCGTAGACGAAGTTCTTCCCGGCGATACCTTCTCAGATAAGACTTCTATGGTCGTCCGGATGACCACACCAATTTTTCCTGTCATGGATGATTGTTTCCTTGACTACTTTTACTTTTTCGTGCCAAATCGCCTTGTTTGGGATAATTGGGAAAAATTCATGGGAGAGAATGACGAAAGCCAATGGACTTCTCCTTTTGATAAGCCCATCCCTACTGTTGAGATTGCTCTGAATTCGCTTTTGAAGAATACCGTTTTTGATTATTTTGGACTACCTGCCACTGCTGAACTTGGCGGCAACACTCTTGAGGTTAACGCGCTTCCGTTCCGTGCGTATCAGCTTATATGGAACAAGTTCTTTCGAGATGAGAACTTGCAGACCCCTGTTTTGATCAATCATGCGGATTCTGGTGACTCTTTTGCCGTCCTTTCCCAGCTCCTTCCGGTCTGTAAAGTGCCTGACTACTTCACAACGGCGCTTCCTGCGCCGCAAAAAGGTCCTTCTACGTTGATTCCCGGAGTAATCTATAAGTCCAGCGCTCCTATCACCTTTTCGACCGCCGCGACCCATGACGGCGGCGGACCCGTTCATTTTGCCGATGTCGCCGGAACTGGCTCCGACCCGTCGAATCCCGGTTATTATATCGGCGCTCGCTCCGATGAGAATTATGCCCGGAAGATTGGCACGTCTTCCGGTTTGAATACTTCCCAGGTTACTATTGATAATGCTTATGCGTTTCTTGGTGAGGTTAAAGCGTCCGGATCTACCATAAACGACCTGCGGCAGGCTTTTGCCGTCCAGCGAATGCTTGAACGCGACGCCCGTGGCGGTACTCGCTATCAAGAGCTTCTCGAAAGTCATTTCGGGGTTACTTCTCCAGATTCGCGCGTCCAGGTTCCGGAATGTATCGGTCGTGATCGGGTTTATATCAACATGCAACAAGTTGTCCAGCAGTCCTCTACCGATTCGACCAGCCCCCAGGGTAATGTTTCCGGACTTTCTAAGACTGTTCATACTGGCGGCGGATTTTCAAAGTCCTTTACTGAACATGGCTATATTATCGGTGTTCTTTGTGTCCGGACTAAGCATACATATCAGTATGGCATTAATCGCCTGTGGTCTCGTCGTAATCGTCTTGATTTCTATTTCCCTGAGCTCGCCAACATCGGCGAGCAGGCTGTTCTTAATAAGGAGATTTTCGCGCAAGGTATCTTTGAAGACGATGAAGTGTTTGGATACCAGGAAGCCTGGGCGGAGTATCGATATAAGCCTTCTGTTGTTACCGGTGCTTTCCGGCATCTTGCCGAGAATAACCTTGATTCCTGGCATTATGCCGACATATATGATAAGCTTCCGAAGCTGTCTGATCATTGGATTCGGGAGACCGATGCCAACATTAACCGGACGCTTGCTGTTCAGTCCTCCCTTGCTGACCAATTTCTTGCTGATATCTACGTATCGCAGATATGCACCCGTCCGCTTCCGCTTTATAGTGTTCCTGGTCTTACCGGTCATTATTAAGGTGGTGTATATATGGCTGATGTTTTGAATGTTCCTAACCCTGCGGAGCTTGCTGCCGCCGGTGTGATTTCCGAGGATGCCGCCGCCAATATGGCGGCATCCGCCGGAGCTTCTGCCGCTGATTGGCGGCAGAATTCCCGCTTTCAGCCTGCCGCTGAAAATTCTGTTGAACAGGCTATAAAGTCCGGTCTTGGTGCTCTTGGTATTGCTTCTATTCAAGACCAGCAGGACTATAACACGTGGTCGGCAGATCGTGCTAATCGTTTCAGCGCTGAGCAAGCGGCGCTTGCTAATGCCTTTTCAAAATCTGAACGTGAAGCCGCGCAGGCTTTTAATGCCGAGCAGGCGCGGCTTCAACGTGATTTTGAAGCGCAGAGTGCCGGACAGGCGCGCGCCTTCAATCAGTCTGAAGCCGCCGCCGCCCGCGCTTGGTCGCGCGAGATGCGCCAGACGGCTTTTCAGGACACTGTAGCTGATTTGAAAGCCGCCGGGCTAAACCCTGCGCTTGCCTACTCCCAGGGTCCTAATGGTTTTTCTGGCGGTTCTGCGGCTTCTTCCGCTATTCCTTCTGGTTCTTCCGCTGCTTCAATTGCTCCTACAAGTCACGCCGCTCAAGGTCGTTCAGCTCCTGCCGCTGTCGCGCGGTCGCTGTCTTCCGCTCTCGGCTCTTTGGTTTCATCTGCCGCCGCTATCGGTATGCTGTTCCGCCGTTCTGGCGGCTTGACTATCAATAATCAGTTTGACCCTTCCCGCGCTCTAATGATATCTAATTGAATCTTCGCGCTTTTTTGTCAAACTGTCTAACCGTTTCCCCCTTGCTTTTCCACAGGAATTTTCCACAGCCTTGTGCTGTGGAAAAACCTGTGGGAAAGTCCGCGCCTTAGCGCGGAGGTCGTTCCTCGTTCCTTCGTTCCTTTGCCGTAAGCGGTCACAGCGACCGCGCGGCGTCAGTCAGCACAGTTACCGCTCCTTGTTGGTAACTGTGCTGACTGACACAAAGGAGGTGTGTACAGTGCCTTGTTATCATCCTTTGCCAGCTCTCTATACCGAGGGCGAAAAGC